CATGTCGCGGTCTGGCGCGAGCTCGTCCCGCAGCTCGAGAAGAGCGGGCGGCTTCATCGCCTCGACCGCGACATGTTCGCGGCGCTCTGCTACTGGCGCGCCGAATGGATCGCCGCGATCGACGACATCCTCGAGAACGGCTACTCGTTCATGGGAAAGGCCGTCGCCGGCGGCGCGCGGCCGTGGACCAACCCGTCGGTCGAGCGCCGCGACACGGCCTGGGCGGAAATGATGGCGCTCTCGGCGAAATTCGGCCTCACCCCGCTCGACCGCGTCGCCCTCGGCAAGGGCCAGCGCGACGGCCTCCTGGACGACCCCGATCTCTTCGCCACGCCCGCCAAGCCCGCTCAGCGAGCCGATCCGGACACGGCGCCGGCGCAAGACAAGTGGAGCCAGCTCCTCGACGTGCAGCCAAGCCGTCCGAACTGACCCATGCCCTGGGACCTCTCGTGTCGGGACTGGGAGGAGCGGCTTTCCCAGGGCCGCTCGCTCGTCCCGACCCTGCCGCTCTTCGAGGCCGAGGCCGATCGCGCCGCCGCCGTCTATGACAGCCTGAAGCTGCCCGATGTCCCCGGCACGCCGACCTTCGCCGAAGCGGGCGGCGAGTGGTTTCGCGATATCGTCCGGGCGCTCTTGGGCTCGCTCGACCCCGCCACCAACACGCGCTTCGTGCGCGAGCTCTTCTTGATGGTCGCCAAGAAGAACTCCAAGACGACGAATGGCGGCGCGCTGATGATGACGGCGGCGCTGACCTGCCGCCGGCCGCGCGGCGAGTTCCTCTTCGTCGGACCGACGCAGGCGATCGCCGATACCGGGTTCAACCAGGCCGTCGGCATGGTGCTGGCCGACGAGGCGCTCGAGGCCCGCGTCCACATCCAGGAGCATGTGAAGCGGATCACCGTCAAGAAGACCGGCGTCCGCCTGCAGATCAAGAGCTTCGACACCAAGATCCTGACCGGCGCCAAGCCGATCGGAACCCTCATCGACGAGTTGCATCTTCTCGGCGAAATCCCGGACGCCGACCGCGTCATCGGCCAGCTGCGCGGCGGCATGCTACCGTTTCCCGAGGCATTCCTCGCCTTCATCACGACGCAGTCCGAGCGCGCTCCCGCCGGCGTCTTCCGCGCCGAGCTCATGAAGGCCCGCGCCATCCGCGACGGACGGCTGCAGGGCGCTATGCTGCCGGTGCTCTACGAGATGCCGGAGGCGCTCCTGCGCGGCACTGCCTGGCGCGAGCCGCAGAATTGGCACATGGCGAACCCCAATATGGGACGCTCGGTGACGCTGGCACGGCTTGAGGACGATTATGCCGACGCGGTCGCCAAGGGCGACGGCGAGCTGCGGCGCTGGGCATCGCAGCATCTCAATGTCGAGATCGGCCTCGCGCTCCGTTCCGACCGCTGGGAAGGGGCCGATTACTGGGAGCGAAATGCCGACCAGGCGCTGACCTTCGACGCGCTGATCGCACGCTCCGATGTCGTCGTCGTCGGCATCGATGGGGGCGGCCTCGACGACCTGCTCGGCTTTGCCGCGCTCGGCCGCGATGCCAAGACCCGCGACTGGCTCCATTGGGGCCACGCCTGGGCCCATCAGAGCGTACTTGAGCGCCGCAAGGAGATCGCGCCGACCCTTCGCGACTTCGAGGCGCAGGGCGACCTCACGATCTGCGCCGAGCCGGGCGACGATGTGCTCGCCGTCGCCGAGCTGATCGAGCGCCTCGCCGACGAAGGGTTGCTGCCGGAGAAGAACGCGGTCGGCGTCGATCCGGCGGGGATCACCGAGATCGTGGATGAGCTCGAGGCCCGCAACATCACCGTCGAGGGCGAGCGCATCATCGGCATCCGCCAGGGCTGGACGCTCTCGAACACGATCAAGACCACGGCCCGGCGCCTCGCCGCGGAAACGCTCCGCCACGCCGGCCAGCCGCTCCTCGCCTGGTCGGTCGGCAATGCGAAGATCGAGCCCAAGGGCAACGCCGCGCTCATCACCAAGCAGGCGGCCGGCAGCGCCAAGATCGACCCGCTGATGGCGCTCTTCAACGCTGTCGCACTGATGGCGAAGAACCCGAGCGCCGGCGGCCGCTCGATCTATGACACGGAAGAGCGCGAGGAGGGCTTCTTGATTGTATGAGTGGCGCGCTCGCCGTCGCCGCCAGGGGCCTACGCCCGACTACCCATCGTGACATGCGAGTGCAACTGGCTCCCTCAACGCCTCGATTTCGACGCGGTAGCTTTTCTGCGCATCGAGCGCGCCGCCTCGGGCTACGGCAAGATCGACCCGCTGATGGCGCTCTTCAACGCCGCGGCGCTGATGGCGATGAACCCCGATGCCGGCAGCTCGGTCTACGAGGAGCACGGCATCCATCTGGGCGTGAGCGAGGGGCCGATGCGTCATCGCGGTATCCGCCGGCCGCTCGCAGCTGAGCAACGAGGAGCGATCGCGCGGCTAAGGGCGCCGATCGCGACCACGGTCACCGCCGAGGAGAGCGAGCGGCTCGGCCGCCAGGCGCAGCGCCTCGATCCCTCGGGCGACATCCGCCGTTCCATTCGACCACCTCGCAGCGAAGAGCTGAGAGCCGACAGACTGACCAGTCCTCATTTTTTGCTTCGCTCCTCGGTAGCGAAAGGTTCGTGATCGAATGGGCCTCTACGATCCCCTAAAGGCGGTATGGACGACGACAATCCTGCCGAGCGGCGTAAGCGGCCTCGCACTCTCGGTCGGGGACACGCTGCAGCAGAAAGTCGTGAAGCTCAACGGCTGGACGGTCGCAGCGCCAGACCAGGATACAACCGGCACGGCAGTTCGCGGTGTCCTCTATCCGCGAGGCTCGTGGGATCGGGTGCAGCAATGCGCCATCGCTCCCGCATCGGTCGTTAGCGGCGGCTTGTCGGTCGCTGTCCAGGCCACTGTGACGTCGCTGGTAAAGCTGGCCGATCAGAACGCACCGGTGCCAATGTCTATCGCCGCGGTCAAGGCAAAGGCCCTTGCTGACCTCAATACACTCATGACGACGAAGCTGTCGGACGGCAAGGGCATCCTCTGGGCTGCCGGAGAACTGTCAGCCGGCGATGCTGGTGACTCCGCGGTGCTGATCGCGCTCCTAGTCAATCCCACGATCCCTTGGTCGCAAGCGAACGCCATGCCAACTCCGCTGCAGGCGGCAGATCCCAATCTTGCGGGCCTGAATTGAAATGGCGATCACCACCACCTTCACGCGCTTTACATGGGCGAGCGCGAACTCGAAGTCGATCACCCATGGCGCCAACGCGACGAGCGACGCGCTCGGCGCGCCTGCGACGAATTGCATCGGCCTACAGATCGAGCTGAAGGCCAACAACGGCGGGACGCCGGCCTCTGGCGACACGGTCGACTTCTACCTGCTGCAGCAGCTCGGCAACGTCGATGGCGGCGGCGCCATCTACGATACGGTTAAGCACGCGCAGTTCCTCGGGCGCCTCGACACGAACCTCGAGAACCCGGCGCAAATCACGCTCGCCATCAACCCGACGGTCGCTAACCTGGAGCTGTACGCGGTCAATAACGCCAGCTCCAACAGCATCACGGTCTCGGGAGGCGTCCTGGAAAAGGACGGGTAATCGATGCTGCGCGGCATCGACAGCCGACTTGCTCGCGGGCTTGTGGCCTATTGTGCAACCAAGCTTGGGCCAGGACACGCCGGCGACACGATCCCCGGCTCGGGCTCCGACTCGGAGCCGACGATCACGACCGGCACCTGGGTCGGTGACGGCTGGCAAATCCCGACCGATAGTGGGTCGATCGTTTGGCCAGCTGGCAACAAGCGGCGCTATGCACCGATGATCGGCAGCGCCGGAACCGAAGCGACTATCGCTGTGCGCTTCCGGTCCATTTCTGGTGCCGGAACTTTCATCGGTGTTGCGCAGATCGGCACGTTTAACGGCAGTATGCTGCTGCTACAGAACGAAGGCGGCGGTGACGTTAGCTGGCGTGTGCGTGTCGATACCCCAGGCCACAACAATTCAGTAGCTGGCGGCGTATCTTACACGGCCTCCACGACCGCCATGCAGACCATGATGGGGCGCTGGCGGTCCAATTCTCTGCAAGAAATCCGCATCTATGATGCGCTTGGCGTCCCGAAGGTGATTTCTAGCGCCAACGTCAGCAATTCGCCGAACCCCGGGACCTTTAGCCTTGGCGCGAGTGACAGCTCGCCAGGCATAATGAACCACCGGGGCACGTACTCCCACTATGCCGCCTGGTCGCGGTGCCTTGACGCCAGCGAGTGCGACAGCTTCGCCAAGGACCCGGACCAATTGATCCGCGTGCCCGATTTCCTCCGCCTCGGCGTGCTGTTTGAACCGCAGGCGGCGGGCGGCTATTTGCCACCTTGGCCGCCGTTCCAGCTCACCCCGATGCCGCAAATCTGAGGGCTCCCACCATGGGCATGGCCGCGTTGCGCGACAGCGAGAAGCTGATCGGCACGATCCAGGGCGCGCGCTACGAGCGCGAGAATCGCTCCGAGAGTTACGTCACCATCCCGCCAGCCTTCCTCATCACCGATGAGCGCGGCGGCATGTGGACCTTCGGCGGCGAGTACGAGATTCATGGCGGTTGGTACTACTTCAGCGTCGTGCGCAACGACGTCGACACCGGCGAGAACGCGAGCCGCATCGAGTATCGCGGCGGCAAGGTCCGTATCTGGACCCGCGCCGGGTGGAAAGTCTGGAGCGGCCGCTCCTTCATCTGAGCACAGACCCCTGAAACCTCGGCCCTTGGGGCAGGCCCTCAACCCTTGAACTGGAGCCCGCGATGGCACGCGAATTTTCCGTCGGCGGTGATGGCCTCACCCTCGCAAACCAGCCTGTGACCCTGGTCTTCATCAATCCGGCCGCCGCCCCCAATTTCAACATCGAGGTGCTGCGCGCCTGGTGCTCGCAGCAAGGCAGCGCGACGAGCGCGCAGCAGCGCGTCGAGGTCGAAACTCAGTTGACCGCCTTCCCGACGCTGGTGAGCGCTACGCCGCGTTCGCTGAAGAAGGGTGATCCCAATGCCAGCATCATCACCGGCGGCACCGCCGGCGCGGCCGGCACGTCGGGGATCAACGCCTCGGCCGAGGGCGCCGGCGCCAAGACCGTTCAGTTCGGCGACAACTTCAACGTGCTCAACGGCTATTTGTGGGTGCCGACACCGCCGGAGACCATCGTTATGCCGGCCGGCTTCGCCTCGGGCATCGGGCTCTTCCTCCCGGCCGCCGCTGCCTCCCTGACCAATTGGGCGGCTGGCATGAATTTCCGCGAGGTCTAATAGTCGCCGGTTAAGCACCCTCGGATGAGGTGAAACTGGCCGGCGGAGCGAAGCGGCCATGAGCATCTTCTATCCGCCGCCGCCAGTTTATATCGGGGCCCAACAGCCCTTCACGCCGGGCGAGGGCACGCCGCCAAGCGGCCCTCCACCGCAGAACCCGCCGCTGCTCGAAGCCGCGGTTCCGCTTGCCGTGCTTCTTGCATGGCAGCTCGCGCCGCCGTCGCTCCTGCCTCAGCGATTTGTGCCGCAGTCTCCCGCGGCCGCAGCCTATGTGCCGCTGGCGCCGGCGGCGGCGATTCAGGTCGCATCGTGGCAGCAGCTGCCGCCGCCGCCGGCGGCGCCGCCGCGCCTTACACCGCCAATCAGCGGGCCGACCCCGCAGAACCCGCCCGTCATCGGCGCCGTCCTGCCGCTCGCCGTCGAGCTCTGGCCGCAGCCAAGCTGGCCTGCGCAGAGCGCCCCGCCGCTCATTCCGCCGAGCGGACCGGTCCCGCAGAACCCGCCCACTATTGGGGCCGCGATTCCGCCCGCTGTGTTGCTGTGGCCGCAACCGGCCTGGTCCGCTCAATGGTCGGCCCCTGTCGTCCCTCCAAACGGGCCCGCGCCGCAAGCGCCGCCGATCGCCGGCAGCGTCATCCCGGAAGCGGTGCTCGTCTCCTGGCCGCAGCCGGCCTGGATGCCGCCAGCGCCGGTCAAGCTCACGCCCTCGAGCCCGATTGCGCAGAACCCGCCGTTCCTCGGCGCGTCGGTGCCTGTGGCAGTGGATCAATGGTGGCGCATTCCGCCACCGCCCTATGTACCGCCGACGCCTGTCCAGCTGCAGAGCGCGCCGCTCCCGGCCTACACGCCGATCGGCGCATCGGTGCCGGCAAGTGTCGATCGCTGGTGGCGCGAGGCGCCGGCGCCGCCGGTGTTCCGCAGCGCAACCGTGCCGTCACCGAGCCCGGCCGCATCTTACCTCCCTCCGGGGAGCTCGCCCTGGTCCATCCCGCTGCTCTGGCCGAAGGACGATGTCCGGCCATCGGTCCAGCGTCTCGTCACGCCGCCGCAGAGCGGCCCGCTACCGCAGAACCCCCCGCGCGCCTCCTCGGAATGGTTGCGCGCAGTATTGCAGGCCTGGGCGCCCCCGCCGCCGCTGCCCTACGTCGTGACCTATCTGCTGCCGACCGGTGTCACCTATCGCGGCGTCCGCATCGTCAACGAAAGCCTCCTAGCCGCCGGCGTTGCCAACGAGGTGCTGACCGTCGCGGCGCCGGGAGGCGAGAAGCTGCAATGAGCACTCGCACATCGTTCCTTGGTGATCCGAAGCCGGCGGCGGCGACCATCGTCTACGAGTGTCAGCTCATCGACGAGAATGGCGCCGCCGTCCCGGCGAGCGCGCTCTCCGCGCTGACCCTCACGCTCGTCGACACGATCAGCGGCGCCGTCATCAACTCGATCAGCCAAGTCAACATCCTGAACTCCGGGCGCGGCACGGTCGACGGCAGCGGCAACCTCGTCGTCACCCTCTCTCCGACCGACACCGCGCTCGAGAGTGCGAGCTCGGCCCAGGAATACCGCTCGGCGGTGATCGACTTCACCTATTCCGGCGGCAAGGTCGGCCGCCACCAGGTCGACTTCATCCTCGCGAACCTCGCGGGGCCTTAACCGCCGCCACGGGAGCCGCCTTGATGGGTCTGTGGCAGCGCCTCACCTCGGCGATCGGCGCCGCGCGCCGCAAGACGACGATCGAGGAGTGGTTCGAGGAGTTCGGCACGACGCTGCGCTCGAACAGCGGCGTCTCGGTCAACCAGACGACGGCGATGCAGTCGACCGTGGTCATGGCCTGCGTTCGCATCATCAGCCAGGATATCGCCAAGCTTCCGCCGCATATCTATCGTGTCTCGGCCAAGGGCGTCCGCAAGGAGGCCGACGGCCACCCGCTCTATCGCATCTTCAAGAAGCCGAATAGCTGGCAGACCTGGTTCGAGTATGTCGAGCAGATGCAGGTCGCCCTGGCGCTACGCGGTAACGCCTACGCCGCAGTGCCGCGCGACGGGCGCGGCGCGCCGACGGCGATGCTGCCGATGAACCCCGACCGGGTCAGCCTCTACGAGGCGCCGGACGGGAAGGTCTTCTACAATTTCGCCCGCTTCGGCCTGCACGAGACCTGGGAGTTCCGCTCGTTCCCGCAGCTGATCCCGGCGGACGACGTCTTCCATCTGCGCTGGGCGCCGGGGCCCAACCCGCTGATCGGCATGTCGCCGATCGGCTACGCCCGCGAGGCGATCGGCTACAGTCTCGCGCTCGAGATGCACGGCGCTAACATCTCCGGCGCCGGCGCGCGGCCGTCCGGCTACCTCACGACCGACCGCCGGCTCGGCGAGCAGTCGGCGCGGCGTCTCGCGGAGCGCTGGAAGAGCCTCCATGGCGGCGTCGCCAACAGCGGCAAGACGGCGGTGCTCGAGGAGGGACTGAAGTTCGAGCAGCTGACCATGAGCTCGGTCGACATGGAGTTCATCGCCAGCCGCAAGCTCCAGGTCGAGGAGATCTGCCGCGCCATGGGCGTGACCCCGGCGAAGATCGGTGTCCTCGACCAGGTTGGCCGAAATTTCGAGCAGATCCAGCTCGCCCACCTGACCGATACGGTCGACCCCAACACGCGGCGCTGGATCGACAAGCTCCGCGTCTTCTTCGATCTCGACGACGACCTCGAGGTCGAGTTCGACATCGCCCAGCTGCTGCGCGCCGATCTCGCCGCCCGGACGACCGCGGCGCGCATCACCACGATGTCGGGGATCACGCGCCCCAACGAGGCGCGGCGCTCGCTCCATCTCGACCCCGACCCCGACGGCGACGTGCTGCTCGTGCCCTCGACCATGATCCCGATCGGCGAGGCCGGAAAGAACACCGCAGTCCAGCCGGCAGCGCTGGCGCCAGGGCAAGGGAGCGAGCTCGGCTCGGACCAGTCAGGCGCCCCGGCCGAAGGCGGCGATGGCGACCCGGCGCAATTGCCGGAAGGCTAGGAGAGAAGCCCCATGACGGTGAAGCGGCTCGATATCGGCGCGTTCAAGGCGGCGCCGGATGCCATCCGGCGGGATTGCGTCGTGCTCCGCGCTGGCGCCGGCGCGCCGGTCATGGGCGACGGGCGCCGCGTCACCTTCACCTTCTCCGATGGCACGGTCGACCGGATGGGCGATTCGATCGATCCAGAAGGCTGGGAGCTCGACGAGTTCGAGCGCAACGCCGTCGCCCTTTGGTGCCACGATTCAACCCAGCCGCCGATCGGCCGCGCGGCGAACGTGCGGACCGAGAAGGGGCGGCTCGTCGGCGACATCGAGTTCGCCGATGCGGACACCAGCCCCTTCGCCGACAGCATCTATCGCCTAGTCAGAGGCGGCTTCCTCAATGCCGTCTCGGTCGGCTTCCTCCCCCTCGAGTACTCCTTCGTCAACGAGAAGGACCGGCCCTTCGGCATCGACTTCAAGCGCCAGTCGCTCCTCGAGATCTCGGTCTGCTCGATCCCTGCCAATCCCAACGCCCTCGTCGAGGCGCGCTCGGCCGGCCTCGACATTGCGCCGGTTGTCGCCTGGGCGCAGAGCGTGCTCGGCGCCGGCGGCGCCGTCATGGTGCCGCGCGATCTCCTCGAGGAGACGTTCCGCGCCGCGAAGACACCGCACAAGGTGCGCCAGCGCTACCTCGCCACTGGCGCCAAGGGCGGCGAGAGCCGCTGGGAGGTCGGCGCATCGCGCGAGCTGCCGCTCGACGATGCCGAAGCTTGGGACGGCCCGGCGGCGGCAAAGCGCATGCTCGATCATGCCGGCTTCGATGGGGATCATCCCGACCCTGCCAAGGCGCGGCAGGGCTTTCTCATCCACGATGCCGCCAACCCCGAGCTGCGCGGCAGCTACAAGCTGCCCTTCGCCGACATCGTCGGCGGCGCGTTGAAGGCAGTGAAGGGGGGCATCCGCGCCGCCGCCTCGCGCCTTCCGCAGACCGATGCGCCGCAAGAGGTGCTCGATGTCGCCAAGGGCGTCGTCGAGCATTACGAGAAGCGATTCGGCGAGAAGAGCGCGACGCCGGCGCCGCCGTCGTCCGGCGCGAAGGCCGGCAAGCCGATCAGCCGAGCCAACGAGGCGTTGATCCGCGAGGCGATGGACCATCACGCGTCGGCGACCGCCGTTCTGCAGAAGGTGCTCGACAGCAACGATCCGGCCGATCCTCCGGAGACGCCGGTCGACGCGCCGATGGAGGAGGAGACGCTCGTCCCGGTCCCGCAGACCGAGGAGGAGAAACGCCAAGAGCGCATCCGCGAGGCGCGCCGCCTCACCGGCCGAACCTGATCCTCGAATTCCTGATCCCCGATCCCCGGGCATCGCGACCCGGCTTCTCTGAAACCCGCTTCGCCGCGGCAACCGCGCCGTAAGCCGACATGGAGCCTTTCTTCCGATGACCCTCAAGATCCACGAAGTGAAGCAGGCGCTCGCCAAGGCGAGCGACGAGCTTCTGGTTATGGCGGCGAAGTCCGCCGAAGACGGTTTCGACCAGGAGGTCTATGACGCCCTGGTCGAGAAGACGACCCAGCTGCGCACCCAGCAGGAGCGCATGGAAAAGGCGCAGAAGATCGCCGCCGCGTTGGCCGTGCCGATGGCTGGGCAGGAGCGCTTCACGCCATCGGCGCCGCCCTCGGCCCACAAGCTCTATGGCGCGCTGAAGCATTTCCGCGACCGCGAGATCGCCGGTCAGACGGTGCGCGCCATCGACCAGGCCTATACCGCTGGCATGTGGTTCAAGGCGACGCTCTTCGGCAGCGCCGAGGCGCAGGAATGGTGCCGCCAACACGGCGTCCCGGTCCAGAAGGCCCAGGGCGAAGGCGTCGACAGCGCTGGCGGCTTCCTCGTCCCCGAGGAGCTGATGGCGACGATCATCATCCTCCGCGAGCAATTCGGCGTCTTCCGCCGCGAATGCCAGCTCGTGCCGATGGGCTCAGACACGGTCAGCTGGCCGCGCCGCACTGGCGGCCTCACCGCCTTCTTCACCGGCGAGAACACGGCGCTGACCGAGAGCCAGGCCGCCTGGGACAATGTCAATCTCACGGCGAAGAAGCTCGGCGTGCTCACGCGCCTCTCGAACGAGATCGCCGAGGACGCGATCATCTCGGTCGCCGACTGGCTGGTCGGCGAAATCGCCTATGCCTTCGCCTTGAAGGAGGACGATACCGGCTTCAACGGCGATGGCACCTCGACCTATGGCGGCATGCGTGGCCTGACGACACTCGCGGTCGACGGCAACCACAATTCCTGCAAGGTGACGGCCTCGTCGGCGACGCTGACGAGTCTCGTCTTGAAGGACATCACCGGCCTTATGGGGACGCTGCCGCAATACGCGCTCCCCGGCGCCCGTTTCTACATGTCGCAGCAGATGTTCTTCTCTGTCGTCGCGACGATCACCGCCGGCGCCGGCGGCAACCGGCTCGACGTGCTGACCGAGCCGGTCAAGGAGCGTCTCCTCGGCTTCCCGGTCTCGATCGCGCAGAAGTTGCCGACCGTGACGCCGGGCTCGGGCAAGGCGATGTTCTTCTTCGGCGACCTCTCCAAGGCGGCCCTCATGGGCGAGCGCCGCGGCGTCATCATCCGCCGGTCCGATCACCGCTACTTCGAGAACGACCAGATCGGCCTTCTCGGCACCGAGCGCTTCGACATCAACGTCCACGACATGGGCGACAACACGACGCCCGGCCCGCTCGTCGCGCTGATCTCTCCGTAACCCGCGTCCGCGGATTACGGAAGGCGGCGGCAAGCGCTGCCAATTGGCAGCGCTGAGAGCCGCTCAGCTCAGAAAAGGGCTCCTCTCTCCACTTCGCTCCACGCGCCAAGGAGGCGCAACCGCCATGTCTGTTCCTGCAGCGAAACTGCTCCTCGATTCCGTGTCGGGCACGTGCTCGGCAACGAACGCGGGGACCGCAACCTCGGCCAATATCGATCTGCTCGGCGTCGACTTCGTCACCGTCGATGTCTCGGCGACGACGCAGAGCGCCTCGACCCAGGCCGGCTCGCCCTCGGTTCTCAAGATCCAGGAGAGCGACACGACCGTCGTCACCAGCTTCGTCGACGTCGTCGGCTTCCGCGGCGGCTCGGCGACCGCGACCAATGTCGACTTCGTCGTCGGCATCGGCAAGACCGCCGGTGGCACCGGCCCGGGCGGCGGCAACTGCTACAAGTTCAACATCGATTGCCGCAACCGCAAGCGCTACATCAACGTCGTCATCTCGCCGACGACGAGCCAGACCTTCGAGGTCACGGCAAACGGCTTCCGCGCCGAGCAGTCGCCTTCGACCGCGGCGAAGGCCGGGGTGCTCTCCCTCGTCGAGGGCTAAGCCCGGCCGGTTCTCGCCGCGGTCCGGCCGAAACGCTGCCGCGGCGAGCCCTCTCTTCTTTTCCAACTCAATCCGAAGGACGGCCCCGGATGGTCGACATCAATCGCCTGCGCGGCCGCGCCTTCGCCGGCGCCGGCGGCGAGGAGCGTGCCTGGCGCGCCGGGCTCGCGCTCCGCGTCGCCCTCTTCGACGACGACCGGGCCCGAGCCCTTTGCCTCAAGAACGAGATTCCGCTGATGGCGAAGG